TATGTCCATTACATGAACTCGCAGGATGTGCCGAAGACTGCTTGAAAGAAGCAGGGCGAGGGAAGTTTACAACTGTTAAGATGTCTCGATTGCAACGCACTCTGTTTATGCTTCAGTATCCTGAAGATTTTAAGAAACTTCTTTACAAGGAGATACGCAGATTAGAACGTGCAGCCAAGAGGAAAAACCTTGTACCTGCTGTCAGGATTAATGGCACATCAGATATTTATTGGGAAAATAAGTTACCAGAATTGTTTACGGATTTTCCACACATACAATTCTATGATTACACCAAAGTACCCAACAGAAAAGTGCCTAAGAATTATCACTTAACATTTAGTTATTCTGGTGTACCTGAGTATCAGAAGGTTGTCAGGAAAGCACTGAAGAATAACTTCAACATGGCTGTTGTCTTCGACAAGAAAGAGAACATACCCAAGACCTTTATGGGCAAACGGGTTGTCTCTGGAGATGAGAGCGATCTTCGTTTCAAAGATCCTGCTAACTCTGTAGTAGCATTGTATGCCAAGGGCAGTGCCGTCAATAATACTAACGGATTCGTTGTTCGACCTAACGGCACATCTAACTAAACATATAACCAAAGGAGAGACACATGACAAAATTTCCTAGATCACTAAGAGATATAGCAATAGAAACTGATAATATATTCAGAGACAACAAAGTTAAATGCCCTTATGCAAAACCATACCTAGAAGCAATGGCTTGCCTAGACACACCTGATGACAATTTTGGAGCGGACTCCGGGAGAAGTGTTGTTCTTTACTTTCTGACTAATGCTTCGACATGGAGAGGGCCTGATGCCAGACGTATTAAAGCTGAACTAAAAAATATACTCAGAGATGATCAACACCGCAGAGATGTTGCACAGGTAGTTACGAATTACAAAGGTCAATTTGACTAAACATATAACCAAAGGAGAGACACATGGAAAAGACATGGCTTGAGACACATAACAACAACCTAGAACAAATGAAAAAAGCATTTGATAAATGGAATGAACAAATGGAAGTTAAGCGAGAAGAAATAAAAGCTAATGAGAAAAAATTTGAGGGGATGGATATACAAAAGGAACTACAAAAAATCTTTAACACAAATGGAGAAAAATAATGGGATTATTTTCATTCTTAGATGCAAGCAATAACAAATCCATTCCAGTAGATAGCCCGGTAAGTGTTCATTTTACCAGCGTTTGGCCTGATTCCACGCCAGAGAAATTCTTAGGAGAGAATGAACAGTATAATAATATGATGTTACTTTATCAGATACAAGGTCGTTATGATGGGTATGGAAGGATACATATTGATGGAATAAAGCCACTTGATGTTTATGCCATGCTGTACGTTAAGAATTTTGCATCCTTAAAATTACCTGACGTATCGACAGAGGATGAGGCACGAGACATAGGATTGATGATTAATATGGGTAGTGTCTACCAAGACAAAGACGGAAACAACCATCACTTCCATTGGAACCCAAACAAAATGGGAGTGAAGTCTACACAATTCAATGGTGGATTTGATGTGGTACAAGAGCCTTCAGGCAAAACACCTAATGATTTAATTGAGAGTGGGGAATGGATTGAGAAGAAGATCGTTCCAGTCACACCCTTCCCACTAAAGATTACCTTAGAACCAGCAGATCATAATGGTCATGTCTATAGGTACGAATACCTAAACGCTAGTGAAGATTGTCCCAACCAAGGTTTCTTTTATTAGGAGAAAAATTATGACGATAGATGAAGCGTGTAAAATTGTAGGCTACAACGCATCAAAATATGCCACGAGAAACATGACCATAGCATTAAAGATGTGTCGATGGCGCAACACTGAGGAGGAGGAGTCTCGATTACAGGCTGGGCTTTTTCTTCTTAGAAGATGGAAGAAGTATCAACAAGCTTGTAATGAATACAGAGATAACAAATTTAGGAGAGCCGTATGAATGATGCAGATATATTTCCTTGGGTTGGTATCGAAAACATAATAGTAAAAAATATAGAAGAACTACGCACTGGAGCTTGGACTTTAGATGTAGTTGAAAACAACAAGACTATATGTAAAGCAAGCAACCCTGGCAGGGGAGGATGTAACGATTACTCTGCAAACAATCCCTCTCGGCTTAAAGAACTTCAAAAGTATTTTGATGGTCGGGTTGGGCAGGGCGAGGGGTTAGACTTGGTTCTTTCCTGCGCAGAAGAAGGTGACACACTAGATGTTGCTTTAGAAACACTAGAAGATTTCATGCACAATTTTATAAATAAAGGAGAATCACTATGAAGACTATGAAAGATTACAATGGAAATACTATAGAAGTTTATCAAGACAAAGATATAAAAGATATCAGTCATTATATTTCAGCGGCTGATCGTATGTGGCATAAAGAATGGGAGTTACAAGGGGAAAAAGATGAAGGGTCATGCTGTCTAGGTAAGGCTATTCAACTTTACTATATCCCTCCAAGAGCAAGAAACTACAAAAAGAAATCAATCATACAATCACCACCAACCCAGGGAAATATATCTGCATCTCAAAGTGTGCAACCTGCGCTTGACTTCCTAAAATCAATGGGTGTCGAGGCATTCTATTACGATGGTATATTGGATTAAAATATTAAACCAAACACAGGAGGACTACATGGATAAAGACTACGGAGATTTTAATTTAACTGCTGAAATAATTTATCAAGAAATAAAAGACACACCTAACCTCGAAAGGTTGAAAAATTTCTGGACAATAAATCATGCAAATACAGAAGATGATGGAGATCATTACCCTAGCAAGGAACAAACCTTAAACCTAAGAGGTTTAAAGAAAGCGTGTCCAGAATTGTATGCGGATATGACTAGGGCATTCCAAATCAAAGCTAAAGAATTTCCTAGAGAAAACAAAAATGATCTGTACCGGGAGGTTTCTAACCTTAAAGACCAAATAAAAATATTAGAGAATAAAATTAGCTCTTTAAAATATTAATCACTCAAAGAAAGGGAAAGAAAAATGCCTAACATAACAAGGAACTCTGTACTATTTGATGGTACTGAAGAAGAGATTAAATCTATTGGAGAGGTTTTATTGGATGATGGTAAAGTAACATTCAATAAAATTATTTCACAACCTAAAGATCTTTTCTTAGGAAACTTAGGTGATAAAGAAAGAGAAATACATGGAGAAAACAATTGGTATGATTGGAACTGTGAAAATTGGGGAACTAAATGGGATGCTTTTGAATCTTATGCTGAAGTATCAGAAGACAAAACAACTTTAGCAGTTGATTTTGAAACAGCCTGGGCAGCACCCATCCCGGTAGCAAAGAAACTCAAGGAACTATTTCCATCTGTAATAATTGATTGGACATATCATTGTGAGTTTGATGATCAACATCATGATTTATTTGAAGAAGATCTCGTATAAACCAACTAAAAGGAGAATGAAATGTCAGAAGCAAGCATACTTAGAAAAGAAATAAACAAACTAAAGAGATGCATAAGAGAAAAAAATAAAATCATATTAGATCTACAATCTGAAAAAGAAAGTAGTGATTACTACTGTAAGTTTCAACGAACATATGAATCATTAAAACATTTTAACTTAAATTAAAGGAGAGAGACTATGGGTTACACAAATTATTGGACACAGCATAAAGATATTTCACATAGGAGAGTATTATGAAAGGACTACAACCACTGTCATACATACTTGTTAAAACTTTAATTGGTGATGATGGATATTATAAAGTAGACAGACAAGACGGGGGACCCCCTGTTGGTTCATATAAAAAAAGAAAAAGATTAAAAGGCTTAGATCTTTTGCTTGATTTAGAAATAGCAAATATAGTGATATACGATTCTAAAAAGAAATATTTAGGTTTTATTTCCTGGAACAGTTGGAATGAGGGTGATGAAAGAGTAAATAATTACAGCATCTGGTTCGATGAACACTGGGGAGAGTTCGGAGCAACAGCAAAGTCTCCCTTCAAATCAATTGATGAATTGTGTAGTGACTGGAATTACAGATGGGAAGAACTTTAACAAAGGAGAGGGTTATGAAACAAGTAAAAATAAAATGTTTTAATTGTGGAGAGATTGATACAGAAGAAAAGTTTAAATGTTCAACAACTCCCACAACCGACAGTGATGATAGACTAGAAGATGAACCACAATTGATAGATGTAGAATGGAAATGCAGATGTGGATCGTTAGCATATAAAGTTTTAAGGGAGGAAGTATGACTTTATTATTAAGGTTAAGCGACAAAGATATGGCTAAAGCTACACAGGCAGGAGCCTTTCGCTCACAGCTTGCAAGGGCTTCTGGAGTGGGCAACCAAAAAATAGATCTTAATCGTTCTGATAGCGAGATAGATATTGACGGCATCAAATCAGAGATGGCAGTAGCAAAAGTATTTGAATTAGAATATGACCCGTTTCATTTTGGAGTAGACACAGGTGTTGATCTCTGGTCAGGAGACATATCCATTGATGTCAAATCAACGAGACATCATAATGGTCATCTTATTTTTAAAAATACTGATGCCTTCAAATCAAATGTAGCAATCTTATGTGTCGTAAAAGGCATTACTGTTAAAGTCTGTGGAGGTATCGAGAGAGTATTGTTTAAAAAGAATCATAAAAGAATAAAATTTAATTCTAATTACCCCTCATGCCCGGCTGTAACACAAGAAGAACTTCAACCAGTAGAAGATATATGGAGACTGATGATCAAATCTAAATTTGCTAGAGAAGGAACAGCTTTATATGATTATAAATCTTTTCCTTTTGTAGATAAGAAAGGATAAATAATGTGGATAATACCAAAGAATCTATCAGACATCTGTCCCTCTGTGCAGGATACGGAGGGATCGACCTTGGACTCAGAAGAGTTCTGCCAGAGTGCCGAACAGTCGCTTATGTGGAGATCGAAGCCTTCGCTATCCAAAACTTGGTTGACAAGATTGAAACGGAACAATTGGATACAGCACCTGTTCACACGAACCTTAAAACATTCCCGTTCAGAAAGTTTCGAGGATGCGTGGACATCATCTCTGGGGGATTCCCCTGCCAACCTTTCTCAAATGCTGGGACAAAGCAATCAACAGAAGACCCCCGGCATCTCTTCCCCTACATCCTCGAAGGAATCAGAGAGTGCCGACCCTCAGTTGTCTTTCTTGAGAATGTCGAAGGAATTATCTCAAGCAAAACAGGAGATGGAGAACCCGTTCTCAAGTATGTCCTTAGAAGCTTGGAAGAAGTGGGTTACCGAGCAACGGCAGGAGTATTCTCAGCGTCAGAAATTGGCGCACCTCACCAGAGAAAACGAGTCTTTATCATGGGCTACTCCCAACACGATGGATCACATGGCAGAAAGATCTCCAGAAGCAATGGAGAGACAGTTCGCAACACACAGGAAGGGAAGGAAACGCCCTTCCAACCTACGGGAGCAAGTCAACTGGCCGACCGCACGGACATCGGATGCGGAGGGAGGTCCAATCCAAACGGAACTATCGGATCAGGGATTCAGATCGAAGAGATACAAGTCGGATCAATGGTTCGGAGCCAAGCTCCGGGATGCAGTGGAGACTTACGAGAACTGGCCGACCCCAACAGTAATGGAGGCAGGAAAGATAGGAGGGAGAGCGAACTTCGGACAGAAGGGATTGAACAATCATCCTGCGATCAGAGGGGAGCCAGACAGAGAGAAACTACAGAAGGACAGAAAGGGAAAGACAAGACAATGGGCAACCCCAACATCCAGGGATTGGAAAGGAAGTTACAAACCAGAGTCAATGACCAGAAAGGATGGGAAGAGTCGGATGGATGCACTACCTCAGATGGCAGAGTACGATCCTACCAGTGGCCGTCAAGACCCAACGTACCCCAATACGAGTGGGAAGAACCCCGTGTCTTTGAAGCTAAATCCAAACTGGGTGGAGCAACTGATGGGTCTGCCAGTAGGGTGGACTCAAATCAAAACAGAACAGACAGATTGAGATTGCTTGGTAATGGTGTTGTGCC